TCACGCCCCGGCAGACCGGATAAGGCGACCTCGTTCATCGCGTGGCAGGTTGAGGTGTGACATTGGCGGTTTTGTCTGCCGTTTCATCTCTGCCTGCTGCCAGGCGATTACTTTGCTTTTAAGCCAGCGATTAGGGCCGCCCATTTCTGAACAATCAGGATCGGGGAAGGGGTTATTTTGCTTATCGCGTTTTCTGTAGCGATCGATAGTTCTCGCCGTCACGCAAAGCTGTTTGCAGACAGCACGGGTGTTCATAAATTCGTAGCTTTCATCGCTCATGTTTTGCTCCATTAGGCCTGCTGGCCGTGACTGAAATTTTGATATCAGGCCGCGCGCTGGGCACGCAACTTTTTAATGTGTTCGCTCTGCTCGAGTTCGGCGCGTATCAGCTGCGCTTCTTCGAAGGTGAGCGGTTCAAAGTCCGCATTAAAGCGGCTCACCGATGCCGTGTTTATCCGTCCCTGCCGCCAGTAGCGCACCGCATGCTGATCACAGCTGTGGATGATGATCGGCCAGCCATGGCCGTCTGCGTAAATCTGTCCGCGCTGAATTAAGCTAAACATGTCGGCTTACCCCTTCCACTGTTTTGCAAACAGCTCGATGTCTTCCTGACACGATGCGCATCTGACACAACCAGGAGCTGCAATGCGTCGGGCCTCCACAATTTCTTCTTTGCAGTCGCAGCAATGTGTTGCGGAAATGGCCTCACGGTTTAGACGTGCTTTCGCCAGCGCCACCTGCAAGTTCAGATCCACCAGTTCATTCGCGTGATCAATGAGTTCTGCCATAAAGTTTCTCTCTTCTTGGATGGGAGGGTTTCCCCTCCCGACTCACTTAGCTAACGTATTCCGGCTTCATATCCGCCAGGGTTATGGAGAACTGATCGTGCAGTTCATCACCGAGGTGGCGCTTAGCGGCGGCAAGCGTCTGTTCGGCTTTAGCGAACATCGCTTCGGCATCTGGTTCGCCCGGCTCCGGTAATGAGTTGATAGCGGCTTCAACCTTGTTGCGTGCGTCAACCAGGTAGTAACGTTTCACCGCCTTGTTCTTCAGTTCGGTGAACAGGGCCGTGCCAAGTGTGGGCTTGGCGGTCTCGATGTCAGCGCGCACGGCTTTCGCTGCGTCAACATCGACGGCTTCCTCGATTCGCGCACGGAATTCTTCTGCAAGTGAGTCTGCTTTGGTGGCTGTATTCTGAGCGCCTGAGCTCACCGGCTCGGCCTGGATGTCAGAGACGCTTACGCGCTGTGCTGGCGCCGGATTGATTTCTTTCTCCTGGCGGTCTTCAATCTCGTCAGGCGTGTAAACACCGAGGATTACGTCAGGGCAGAAAAGGCGGGCCCAGCGTTTGACTGCCAGATAAGCGAGTTGCTGGCGCGGGTCATCTGCCCACAGCGTTGAGTTACGGGTGCGCGCCTGAGCAAGCAGTAGATCCAGTTCCCGCGGCTGGTCCTCGCCTTTCAGTGTGGCGCGAATAATGATGCCGATACCCGCTTCGTCTGCCATCGTCCAGCCTGGTACACGGTATTCGCCCTTGTCGCTTTTGCGGATCTGAAACTTGCCGACAACCTTCTCCCACGGGCCATACCATTCATACTCGAAGCGGTTAGCCAGCACGCCGCTGCGTGAAATTACGGCGTTTACCAGCTGGGCTTCATAGCCCAGCACGCCGTTAATCAGGTGTGTTTTCTGCGCCACGGCAAACGGATTCATCTGCCATTGCGCCGCCTGCATTGCGACGGCCATGCAGTCAGCCTGGTTGCCCTGCAGGTGTTTGGGTACCGTCGCAGCGCCCTGCGACATAATCTGTGCGAATGCGCTGATAGCGTTAAGGTATTGCGAATCAAACAGCGCCACATTGGAGTTAATGACAGCGTTCTGGTCAGCTACTGCTACGTTATTGTTCTGCATTCTGGTTTCCCCTTAAGCCGTGCGCAGCGCTTCGAGGCGGCGCATATCAAAGTCGGTGAGTTCGTCGGTGTAATCGTCAGTAATCGGCGCGGGCCATACGCCGGTATCGAAGGCATGAGCAATGGCGCGCATCGTTGCGCGGTATTCCAGCGTGCCCAGCTCCACCAGTTCCGGTGAGGCCTCAACAATGGCGATCCAGTGGTAGCCCTCATCCTTGTTCACGAAAATCCAGAAGAACTGGTCGAGCGCCGCCGTTTCCATGTACATGCCGGCACTCAGGTGGTAATCGCGCTCAATGATTTCGCGGTGCAGCCTGGCGCGCAGGGCTGACTGCTTGATGTTCCACATGCTGATGGTTTTCAGGTCAGCGCCGATGCGTACACCGTTGACGTCCAGCTCAAGGTCAGGCCGCACGCGAATTTCCAGCCCGGTTTCCTCATCAATACCAAAGTAACTAACCTCCACCGCGCAGGAGGGATGCAGCAGCAGTTTCCCGGCGGTCGGGTGGGCATGCAGCGCTTTCTGGATAGCCAGCGCGGTTTCCATCTGCTGGTGGGTCACCAGCACTTTGCCTTCCGGGTTCTCGCGCCACGCATCCAGTAATTCGTCCGCGAAAACCGCATCAGGCTTAACGGATTTCACGGCCTGCATCATCTCGGCTTTGGTACCGGATACCTTCAGCGGCGCGGGCTTCTGTGCTTCCTGCGCAACCAGGTCAGGATTAACGATTGCCAGCTGCTCCAGCAGCGCGTCACGGCTGCCGCTGGTTTTCAACGGGGCGGGCAGGGTGGCGTTGTATTCCTTGATGCAGGCTTTCATCGCCGTCGCTGTCTGTTTCTGGTCAGCCTCTATGCGCTGATATTCCGCTGGCAGAGCCATGTAGCTTTGCCCGGTTTCTTCAACTGACGAGCCCAGCGGCAGCGGAGCGGGCAGGCTGGCGTTGTACTCCTCAATGAATCGTTTGATATCTTCTGCGCTGAGCAGCACTGGCAGCCCGTTGTTGTATTCGTCGATAAAGGTCCGCAGTGTCGCCGTGGTGGTAAATGCTCCTTGCGGGATTTCCGGCTCAATGCTGAACTCAGCCGCCAGAATTTCAGGCTGGAGCGCCAGCGCATGCACCAGGTTGCCCATATCCAGAACTTTCGACTGCTCTTTTTGAATGTTTTTGGAGACGTGGCGCGCCTCGAAATACATCAGGGATACACGGGCATCCTTAACCATCGTGCTGCTGATACCATTCGCTGCGTGGTAAACGTTGTTCGGCAGGCCTTCGTATCTCCCCGGTTCAAAATATGCAGGCCATGCCGGCGCTGCTGGAGCTACTGCTTCCGGCTCTACGGTCACCATAGTTGTAAGCGAATTTTCTGGCTCTTCTGTCACCAGCTCCGCGGCCTGTCGTTGTTCTTCTTCAATGGCTGCGGTGAAGCGCTGACAGGCGCCAGCAAAAGCCGCTGCTGCTTCGGCAATGCCATCATCGGCGGTTACGGCATCTGCTGGCGCAGCAGCTTCCACAGCGCTTTCATCTTCTGATACCGGTGCGTTACCCGCGACTTCGCCGTTGATACTCGTTTCCATCTGCACATCGCTGGTGCCCTCTTCAGTTTTCACTAATCCCTGGCTGTCGGTTGCTGGTTGTGGCTGGCCCAGAAGGCCTTCAATTGAGAAGACGCCGCCGCCCAGGTTAGATACCTGCGGTTGCTGCTGCGCTGTATTGTCGTGCACCCAGTTAGGCGCGGTCGGGTCGCTGATTCCCGGGACGAATTCGCCGCGTTCTGCCGCCAGCAGCTTACCTGCCTCTTCGCTTGTGAACTCCGCAGCAAGAGCGTCCTCGGTAGTGCTGGTTTCGCTGACAATGGAATCTGACTGCGGCGCTTCGGGGAGGTGACGAGCAGCGGCCAGCAACTCAGCTGACGGTTTCGCCGGATCACCGCTGCGGAGATTATTCACCACGTATGTACGGTGGCTTACCGGGTAGTGATGAACATCCGGTGCAGCCTGGCGAACGAGGGCAAAGATGGCCGCGCGGGAGTTGTCCAGAATGGCGGGGGTGTTGCGCAGAATCTCGCTCCACTCTTTCCACGGGCTCTCTTTCTGTTTGATCATTTCTTTGGCGCGACGAAGCACACCGCCGGGAACGGCATAGATATCGAAATCCATCGGCAGCAGCGCGCAGGCGATTTCGAGATCGATAACATCAAGGGTAAGGTCCAGCTCGCCGCGGTCTGTCAGAAGGTTTCCGCCAGCGTTCGTGCCTTTGTCGGTGCGCTTCATTTCCGGCTGCTTCCCGTACTTTTTAAGCCATTTAGCTTTCACTTCACCCCGGTCTTTTGCTGGATCCATCATTTCCTGCATAAACGACAGCACAGAATTCAACGCCGGGGCTTTGCCTTCCACCGGCCAGATCTCGGTAATGGCTTCGATAACGGTATGGCGAACATGGTCATAGCAGTGCTTCAGCGGTTCGACGTTACTTGCCGCCAGCATCAGGTTCTGCAGGTAGGTGTTATCGGTATCCATTTCAGCGCGGCGGGCGTCGGCAATTTCTTCCGGCACAACGGTAAACAGGCTGCCGCGAAAAAAGAGGGCAATCTGCGTGCTTAAAGGCAGGGTGCTGGTTTTTACCGGCTCGCCAGTTGATGAAGCGTAGGGGTAATCGGGGCGTTCGAGCAGGCCAGCGGCATCGGTGTTAGCCTCAGTAGCGATGATGGCTTCGGTACCGCTTTCCACCAGTCCCGAAACTTCAGGGGCTGCCAGTGCAGCATGCTCTTCCTGAATGCTGGTAGATTTGGTTTGTTTAGCCTTCGGCAGCCAGGTGCGGCCATCTTCCATCAGCTCGTAACGATCGCACCAGGTGAAATCGATAACGCCTTCTTCAGGCAAGTCGTCCACTACTGGAAAGTTAGTAGTGACAGGCAACTGATAATCATGGCCGCGACCCACTTCAATTTCGGCATCTTCAAGAATTACCTGCGCCTGGAGCTTGGCGCGCGCTGCGGTTTTTGCAGAGAACCAGAAAACGCCGTTTGGCTTTTTCGACTTCTGGCTTGCCTTTATCAGGTTAAAAAATTCCATTCTGGATCCTTAATTTTGGGTGTTAGAATCCCCGGACCATTGATAGCGCCCATTGGGTGAACTTTGGTTTTGTCATTTCCGGTGTGCTTTGGTCGGTGTCACCGGACGTAGAACCCGCTTCGGCGGGTTTTTGCGTTATGCCTCATGAGCCATCTGGTCATGCTCGGCGCAACGGCTTGAGCAGTATTCATTTTCTTTGCGTGCCAGCTGGGCGCCGTTGCAGTAGATGAGCGTGCTTTTAACTGCCTCGCTTCGCTGAACCGGCTTGTTGCAATAGGCGCATCTGGTTTCCATCAACTCCCCCTTAATGACTAGCTGCCGTTTCGGCAGGTACTTCACCACCGCGGACAATGCGCTCAACGGGATAGCACTCACCGTTAATGCGCTGCTCTGTCGCCGCGTCTTCACATTGCTGCTGGCTTTCGTACACGCCAAGCACCATCTCTTCAAAGCTGCCATCGGTCATACCCATGGTGAGCACTAAAGCGAAAAGCGTACCCATCAGTGAAGAATCCACCCGATAGCTACGGCGAAGAGACGTTTTGCCTCTTCCCATGCCTGCTGGTTGCGATACAACACAGCTGATGCAGCCATGCGCTGTGCCTCGCGAATTTGTTGGTGGTTGGTAGCCATCTCATCCTCTGCCGTTATCGCCCGGCTGGCGGAACGTTTTAAAAACCTGCTGCGCATTAAGCTCTCCACCTCATCCCGATATTCATACGCTCCGGGCCGCTACTTCGTGGGCATCCTGCCTTGGTGGTTAGTGCTGTGTTTTGATGAAACAAGTATTATCGATTCAATCGATAAGTGTCAATTTAAATTGATGATTAAAGTTAATGCCACCACGTAGGTGAGCAGAGGGGCAGTTTTTCAGGCACAAAAAAGCCCGCACTATGGCGGGCTAATAAAGATTAACGGGATTTAGAGAGGTTTTTTATCGATGAAATGCTTTTTTGCCCATGCTTCAAGCTCTTCTATTCGGGCGCGGTAAACATTAATCATATTCAGCTGGTCATCCGGTAAAAGCTTATCGAACAACGCCAGCATTGTTCTTTGTTCCTCAGAGAGATTTGGTATAGCTGAATAACCTTTCTTCAATAATTCTTCATCCTCATCGGTCATGAAGAACCAGTAAACCGGACGGCCAGTTGCTTTTGGTAACTGCTCGAGTATTTCTTTGCGTGGAAGAATTCCAGCAGAACACCAGCCGTTAACTGATTGCGCTGTCGCGCCTACGCGGCGACCAAGTTCTGCCTGAGAAATTTCCATCTCATCGATCGCTTGTTGTAGACGTTTTCCAAAATTCATTCACTCACCCAATTTCCGCTTTGAAATTTGTTCTTCATTAGCACGCTCAAAGCCCCGCCTCTAGTACATCCGATTGTTGATATGAGGGCTTATAGGTGGCTCATGAACCTACAAACAGAAAGTTTAGTGTTTATCAGTTTACAGATTTTTTCTGTAGGTCTGTATTATCGATATAATTTGACGATATCGAAAATGTTTGCTTTCATATCGATAAAATCAACAGCGCGAGAACGTAAATGAAAATCCGCACACAGAAAAAAATGCTTGCGATATGTAGCCAAGCTGAATTGGGCCGCCGTTTAGGACGTCGTGCTCAAACAGTCAATGGCTGGTTCAAGCACAAAGTTCCGGGTGAACTCGTATTGAAAGTATCTAAAGCGATTGGCTTCAAAGTTACTCCCCACGAGCTGCGCCCCGATTTATATCCCAACCCCACTGATGGTTTGCCAAAACAGGAGCCATAACCATGGAACTTTCGTATCAACAGGTTAACAGCGTAACAGCCAGCCGGTTGACATTTCCGTTTCATACAAATCAGCCGAATAGCTCAGACGTGAAACACAAAGCTATTTGCGCCGCCGTGCGTGCCTGGGCAGGCGAAGAGGGACGGCTGTCAGTCGCCTTAAAAATCCGTGAGGCCTGCGAGTCGCTGGAACTGACCGGCGTGGATGTGTCAGGCAACGGCGACGTATGGAACGTGAAGTTGTTCCGCTGGCTCGACAACAAAGACGATTCTCCGGGTTATCGCCAGAACATCGAACTGCTTTACCCCGCTATTGAGGCGACGCTACCCGTCGTATTTCGTGCACGCCTGGCGCCGCAGGATTGCCTCCTGAGCCGTCTTGCGGAGATGGAGAAGGAGGTCAGCGAAGCAAAACAGGCCGTCATGCTTAACGCGCCCAAGCACCAGAAACTCAAAGAAATGAGTGAGGGGATAGTTTCAATGTTCCGCGTAGATCCTGAACTGGCCGCGCCGCTTATGGCCATGGTTACAACGATGCTGGGGGGAGTATGACAGGTTTAAAAGAGGCGAAAGCCGCGGTGCGCCAACACCGGCGGCCTTCAGGTGCAATTACAGCAGCAATCGCGAGGTCATTATGACAAAGGCATTTTCAAAACACCAGGCGGAAGGGGCATAGCTATGTCAAATGTCGCCTACGCCAATTTTGCGGCGCATTCCGCCGTCAGGAGCAACCGGATGGAAAACCAGAAGACCGGATTCATCCCGTTGTACCGGAGCGTACTCAAGCAGTCATGGTCGAAGGACGTTTTTCTCCGCACTCTGTGGGACAACCTTCTGCTTAATGCCGCCCGCCAGCCATACACTGCGAACTTTAAAGGGCGTCAGTGGCCGCTGCAAACCGGACAACTGGTAACCACATCAGCCGATCTGGGGCTGAACTTATGTGACAGGAACGGCAAGCCAACAAGCCGACATGCCGTCGACAGAATGCTGGAAGTATTCGAGCGGGAAGGGATGATTTCTACAGCCGGAGAGAAGCGAAAGGGCACTGTGATAACCATCACAAACTACGCCGAATATGCTCAAAAAATGGACGATTTGCCCGCGCATTTAGCCGCGCATATTTCCGAGCTTAAGCCCGCGCATGGCGAGACCAGTATTGGTGCGGCTTTGCGGGGTGGTGCCGCGCATTTACCCGAGCATAATCCCGAGCAATTCCCCGAGAATCATGAACAACAAGGTAATAACAATAATAAAAACCTTAAAGGATCTTCGTCCCGGAATTCTTCCGAATCCCGGAACACCGCTACCGAAAAGTTTCTCTCTCGTCATCCAGAAGCTGTCGACGGAATTTATACGCCATCAGGTAAATCCTGGGGTACGGCTGACGACTTAAGAGCTGCTCGCTGGATCTATTCGCAACTGCTGATTGTTAACGCCAGTCTGTCAGAACCCAAATGGGTTGAGTGGGCCAATACCATTCGCCTGATGCGCATTCAGGACAACCGGACCCATTACGACATTTGCGAATTGCTGAAATGGGCAAGCAAAGACGAGTTCTGGAAAAGTAACATCCTCAGCCCCTCCAGCCTGCGTAAGCAATGGGACAAGCTGACGACTCAGCGCCTTCAAAAATCAAACACCACTCATTCCGGCGCACCATCGCTGGATTTCGATAACACCGACTGGGCGGAGGGCCTGTTGCCATGAAAAACATTGGTACCGAACTGCGTAACTATGACCGAGAGCAATTCCGTCGCGTCGCGCTGGATTTGCCGGAGCAGGAACCAGAGCAGAGCCATGAGCAGCCCGCAAAAGTTTTCAACGAGCTTTTCCGCCAGCTGCGCGCGACGTTCCCGGCCAGCATGTCGGTTTTTAAATCCCAGGCTGACCTTGATGACTTCCGCCGCCAGTGGCTGCTGGCATTTGCAGAGAACGGCATCACGACCATTGCGCAGGTTGATGCAGGCATGCGGATCGCTCGCCGGCAGGATCGCCCATTCATGCCTTCGCCTGGTCAGTTTGTTAACTGGTGCAAAGAAGGTGATTTGCAGCAGGCCGGGCTGCCTGATGCCGCAGAGCTGGTGGCTATGGTTCACGACTATTGCGCACGCCGGGGATTCTACGACGCGCCAGAAGCATATCCGTGGGAAAGGGCAGAGCATTACTGGCTAGTGACGGCGCTATACAGCGGCATGCGGGCAAATAACTGGACGCCAGCCGAGTTGCAGAAGAAAGCCGAATCTGAGCTGGCCAAAATGGCCGGGCGCATTAATCGCGGCGAAGTTATTCAGCAGCCTCGCGCAATGCTGCCGCAAATGGGCGGAAAGCCAGTCGGGCAAAAAGAAGGGCTCGCTAAAATCGCTGAGCTGCGGGCAAAGTTCGGATTGCGCGGAGGATTGAAGTAATGCCTAAGCAATCATCGAAGTATGCTCGCAAACGCCGCGGCTGGTGCCGGGCAGAAATCATGATCATGGAGCAGTGCGCCGGGCGAATGAGGGTAGACCGCATCGGCCATCTTATTGGTCGCACTGGCGCCGCGGTGCGCACCAAAGCGCGCGAACTCGGGATCAGTCTGTACCTTCGTGGCGAATTCCACCAGTCGGCTAAATATCCCACCAATGATATCGAGCTGGCCCGCCAGCTTCACAGCGAAGGCCTGAGCGCGCCTGTAATCGCTGAAAAGCTGGAAATGCCCGTCGGGGCGGTTAAGCAGTTTATTTATTTCGAGCGGAGGGTGGCACTGTGAATACCAGAAGATTAACTATCCGCGATTACGTGAAACTTCACCCTGGGTGTTCCGCTGAAGAAGTTGCTATGGCCACAAATTCGAAGCTCACAACAGTTCGTAACTCGCTGGGTAATGGCTTCAAAGACGGGATTTACGAGCGTAGCAAGCGAGATGACGGTGTGACCATTTTCTGCTTGAAGCCCGAGCTGCCGTTCGGCTGCCATAACTCACTACTGGTCACGTTTAACGAACGCCTGAAGGAAGTCCGTCAAAACAAAATTAACGCGGGGATCCGAGGATGAATGTTCCACAGAGAAAAGAACTGGCGCTTGCCGGCCATGCGCTGGCGAAAAAATTGAATGCGGGCAGCGACGCGCCTTTTATCGAGGTTGCAAAGCTGGTTTCCGACCTGTCCACACAACTGGATATTACCAGGGCTGCGCTGCGCGAAAAGACGAAGCAGTGCGATGTACTACTGGTGGCGCTGGAGAAATACGAACAGGCATTCGAAGAAATGTTTGCACAGTGCTGCTCCAACCCTGTCTTTGACGCGTGGGGTAAGCCGGTAAAAGGTCTGAGCACCCTAAGCGAGGCGCACTTCATAGCCGGAAAGGCCATCGCCCACGTCAAAGGCGGTGCGGCATGACAGATACCGCCACCATTCTTGATATGTGCTGCGGAAGCCGCATGTTCTGGTGTGATAAGCAGGACGAACGCGCCCTTTTCAGCGATATCCGCGCCGAGCAGCACACGCTGTGTGACGGTCGTAGTCTGGTTATTGATCCGGATGTTGTTGCTGATTTTCGGGCGCTGCCGTTCACCGATGGGAAATTCTCGGTTGTCGTTTTCGACCCGCCACACCTTGAACGCGTTGGGCCAAATGGCTGGCAGGGTAAAAAGTACGGGAAACTCAACGCAGAAACCTGGCGCGATGATCTGCGAGCCGGCTTCTCAGAGGCATTCCGAGTGTTGAAGCCACACGGCGTTCTAATCTTCAAATGGAGTGAGGTACAGATCCCCGTCAGCCAGATTGTGGCCCTTACTCCGGAAAAACCGGCTGTCTGGCAACGGACGGGTAAAAACGACAAAACCCACTGGATCAGCTTCGTTAAAAGCGGGCCAGCGCATGAACTAGGCAGCGTCGATTCGCTGCTTCAGTATGCCACTAACCGTATTGTTGAGTTGGAGCGCCTGCTGCTGCTGGATGCGCCTGAAACGGTCTGGCCTGCCGAAGTAAATATGGTATACGCGCAAATAGAAAACGCCGGGGCACTCCCGGCGCACCACCAGCGTCGCCTGAAATATCATATCAACCGCATGTGGCTCGAAAAAATGCCGGTACCGGCAATAGTCACCGCTGCCCGTTCGCTGGCCGTCGCAATGGAGAACTACGCGTGAATCTTACAGAAATTATCGTTGATAACTTTGCGGGCGGCGGTGGCGCCTCTACTGGCATTGAAATGGCGATTGGCCGCAGCGTGGATATCGCGATTAACCATGACCCTAACGCTGTTGCTATGCACACCACGAACCACCCGGATACACTGCACTACTGCGAATCGGTTTATGAGGTAAGACCAAAAATCGCGACCGCTGGGCGCCGGGTGGGGTTAGCCTGGTTCTCGCCTGACTGCCGCCATTTCTCCAAGGCTAAGGGTGCAAAACCCGTTGAGAAGGCGATACGCGGCCTTGCGTGGATCGTCATTCGTTGGGCTTTGGATGTCGGCCCGCGCGTAATGATGTTGGAAAACGTCGAAGAGTTTAAAACGTGGGGCCCTTTGCTGGCTTCCGAAATGCGTCCAGACCCGGCGCGCATCGGCGAAACATTCCAGGCGTTCGTCGGAATACTTACTACTGGCATCCCGGCGGATCATCCGGCACTGATGGAATGCTGCGAATTTTTGGAACTATCGCCAGACAGCGAGCAGGCACTGCAACTGGTTTCCGGGCTGGGCTATGAAGTTGATTATCGCGAGCTACGAGCCTGTGACTACGGCGCGCCGACGATTCGTAAAAGATTCTTTATGGTGATGCGGCGAGACGGGCAGCCTATCGTCTGGCCGGAGGCATCCCACGGTGACCCGAAATCTGCAGCGGTACTGGCTGGCCAGCTAGCACCATGGCGCACTGCGGCGGAGTGTATCGACTGGTCGCTGGATTGCCCGTCTATTTTCGATCGCAAGAAGCCACTGGCTGAAAACACCCTCAAGCGCATCGCCCGCGGCGTGCAGCGCTTCGTTCTGGATAACGCTTCGCCGTTTATCGTGAAGTGCAACCACACTACCACGAAAGGCAAATACGACTGCTTCCGAGGGCAGGCATTGAGCGCACCGCTGCAGACCATCACCAAAACACATGGCTACGCGATTGCTGTACCGCACCTGACGAAGTTCCGCACCGGCGCTACAGGGCAGGAAGTTACCGGGCCGGTTCCCACAGTCACTGCGGGCACATCCCGGCGCCCGGGCGGCAACGGGCACGCTCTGGGACTGGTCGAAGCAGCGCTGGCGCCGTTTATGGCTGGCAATGGTGGCAGCGAGTACCAGGCGAAACCGCGCCCACTGGATAAGCCAGCTCGCACTATCCTGAAACAGTCCTGTGCCTGTGTGGTGGCGCCGGTTATCGCCCGGCAGTTTGGCAATAGCATCGGGCACCGGGCGGACGAGCCGAGCGCTACGGTCACCGCTGGCGGTGGTGGTAAATCGCAGTTGGTAACTTCAACGCTGATCCAGATGGGCTACGGCGAAAGGGAAGGCCAGGCCCCTCGCGTTCTTCAGCTTGAAAAGCCGCTGGGCACGATAACTGCCGGTGGCAATAAATTTGGGCTCGTCGCGGCGAACCTGGTTAAACATTTTGGCGGAAATTACACCGGGCCGGGTGCGGCCATGGATGCGCCGGCGCATACGGTAACAACTACCGATCACCACGGTCTGGTTACTTCACATCTGGTTATGCTGCGCGGTACCTGCCGCGACGGCCGTGTCGTTGATGCTCCCGCGCCGGGCTTAACCGCTGGTGGCCTGCATGTCGGTGAGGTCGAAACTCACCTGGCGGTAAGCGAATATGACGAACAGCGCGCACAGGAGGTGCTGGCATTCTTGCGGCAATACTGCTGCGAGGATTGCGACGGACTGGTGACGGTCGACGGTGTGGTTTATCGCATCGTTGATATCGGCATGCGAATGCTGCAACCGCATGAACTCTACCGCGCCCAGGGCTTCCCGGAGTGGTACATCATTGACCGCGACTACACCGGCCAGCGCTACGCGAAAGACAAGCAGGTTGCGCGTTGCGGGAACGCCGTGCCGCCGCCGTTTGCCGAAGCTCTGATGCGGGCTAATCTGCCTGAAATGTGTTCTGCTGAAGAGCAGGCCGCATAAACTGAAATGAGAAAGCCGGGTTTCCCCGGCTTCTTTTTTGCTGTTCACGCTTGCGCGTGCCCTCCAAGTTTACTGCTATTTTATTTTCCCCGTGGAGGGGATTTCTTTTTCTTAATGTTCCAAGACAGAAATCTCGGGGCAACCCAAAAATTGGGACATGAAGAACCTCCTTTCGCATTGCCGGGAAAATGCCGAATTGTCATCATAACGCTGACGGATTTTTTTACAAGGTAACCATGATTAAGGTGAGGAATAGTGGCTAATTGGAACTTAGCATCTAAAAGCCAAGAAGAACGCGACAAAGTGAACGTTGACCTGGCGGCTAGCGGCGTAGCGTACAAAGAACGCATGAACATGCCGATTATCGCTGAACAGGTAATGCGGGAGCAGCCGGAGCACCTGCGCGAATATTTTATGGAGCGCCTGCGCCATTACCGTGAAACCAGCGTGCAATTGCCGCGCCCAAGCGACCCTCGTTATATCGAAATGGCCGAAGCCAACAAGAAGTAACAGCAGCATAAAAAAGGCCCTTCGGGGTCTTTTTTGTAAGGGTATGCTGTCAGAGAGCATTAGCACTTAAAAATCAAAGCGCAGCGTAACTGTCCGCCACCTCTACGTTTTTTGATTGCAATCGTTGCAATTCCGATTAATATTGTAACTGTATATGCATACAGTACTCAATGCTAAGGAGGAATGATGAAAGTAGAAGTGACGATCGACCGCACCAAAAAATTACCGGATGGCGCTATTCCTGCTCTGGAAACTGAACTGCTCAAACGCCTTACGCAAAACTACCCCGACTGTAAGCTCAATATTCGCCGCGCCAGTTCCGATAGCCTGAACGTTGTCGGCGCTGAAAAATCTGATAAAAAGCGCGTGGAAGAAATTCTTCAGGAAACGTGGGAAAGCGCGGACGACTGGTTCTATTGATTGCGTTTCATTTGGGTTTAAGTTCGGGTTGTAGCAGGGGAGGAAAAGTGGAAGACGTTAAAGATATGCCATCAAAAGGCTATGTAGTAATCAGGTGCCACGACGGCGTTATCGTAGCGAAGCTGCAAACATTTCCGGAGGAATGTGATCGGGCATTGATGTACCGCCGAAACGGGCTCGTTTCCTTCATGCCGCTGCAGGACGATCAAATTATCGGTACGCCAACGCTGTTCACACAGATACTTAAACGCGCCGGCTACCGTGTCTCTCCTCCATCTGATAATATCTCCTCATAGGCCTGAACAACCTATAAACCTGCTGCGCCACGGAGAACACCATGGCGCAATTACAACTTATCAAACAATCATCAGGAATCCTGATCCCGGCAACGCCGGAGACCAGCGATTTTCTGCATTCAAAATGCAAGCTCGGCGCCGTGCTGGTGGCCGATTTTAAACAGGTCCGCAATGCGGCATTTCATCGCCGGTTCTTTGCACTTCTCAACCTCGGTTACGAATACTGGCAGCCTACCGGCGGCGCCATCTCCACGAACGAGCGCAAGCTGGTTACAGGGTACGCAAAATACCTGGCATCGTTTGGCGGCAGCGAAAGTACGCTGCTTGATGCCGCTGATCAATATCTGGAACGTATCGCAGACCGGCGCGCCGGCAGCATCAGCGCCTGTAAATCATTCGACGCGTATCGCTCATGGGTGACGGTTGAAGCAGGTCATTACGACGCCATTCAGTTGCCCGACGGCACGCTGCGCAAACACCCCCGCAGTATCGCCTTTGCAAATATGGACGAAACCCAGTTTCAGCAGCTCTACCGCGCCGCGCTCGATGTTCTGTGGCGCTGGATCCTTTCTAAAACATTCCGCAGCCCGGCAGAAGCCGAGAACGTGGCCGCGCAGCTCATTGGCTTTGCGGGGTAGGCATGCAGACGACTTATCGTAGCAAAAAATGGCTGGCTGCCGTGGGCCAGATAGAGCAATGCGTGCTGTGCGGTGCGTGGGGGACACAAGTAGCTCACCGTAATGAAGGCAAAGGCATGGGCATAAAAACTGATGACTGCGCCTGCGCCGCGCTCTGTGTGTGCTGCCATGACAGCATCGATAACGGTAACAAGCTCACCCGCGATGAACGTCGCCAGCTGATGGACCGCGCTATTGTTCTGACCATCATCCAGATTGCCCGCCGCGGACTGGTGGTGCCCGCATGAAAATCTATGACATTACGCCGATTGGCAAGCCCCGAATGACCCAAAGAGATCGCTGGCATAAGCGCCCGGCTACCGCCGCATACTGGGCGTACAAAGCGCAGGTAAGGCTACTGGGCATCACGCTGCCCGAATCAGGCTACCACGTCACGTTTGTGATCCCCATGCCCGCCAGTTGGAGCAAGAAGAAGCGCGCGCAGCACAACGGCCAGCCCCACCAGCAGAAACCGGACAAAGACAATCTGGAGAAGGCGCTGCTGGATGCAATCTTTGATGACGACAGCCGTATCTGGGATGGCCGGGTTACAAAACGCTGGGGCGAGAAAGGACAAATCATCATAAGTGAAACAACTTCAATAAACACAGCAGGAGCGCCAGCATGAAAGTCGAAAATTTATCATATGTGCGCCAGCAGCTAATTCTCGCTACTGCTGATTTAAGTGGCGCGACGAAAGGGCAGCTACAGGCCTGGCTGGAGGATGCCCAGTTTGCAACCGACACATATAGGCGCAAAAAGCCGAAGGTATACGATAAGGTAAGCGAGAAGTGGGTAACACTGGATACCCCACCCATTCCCGGTAAGCAGTTCATGGCTAAAGGGTCGGCGATACCCCTCGTGCAGCCTGTAGAGTTCTGCACTGCGTCGTGGCGGCGAGCGTTATTTTCGCAGGACGAGCCGCATAAAGCATGGTTGCTCTGGACCTACAGCGAAAACAGATGCTTTGAGCATCAGGTAACTATTACCCAGTGGGGATGGGATGAGTTCAGGGCTTGCCTGGGCGTGAAGAAAATTGCGCGTAAAACGATGGACAGGTTGAAGGCTTTAGTCTGGCTCGCTGCTCAGGATACAAAAGCATTCTTGGCCGGGCATGATGTTTATCAGTACGGAGATTTGGCCGCTCTGGTGGGAGTCAAACCTGACAACTGGAGCAAAAATTATGTTGAGCACTGGCGCACCCTTGAAAAAATTTTTATAGCACTTGATCGGAATGCGCTACTATCCGTAACTAAAACACGTTCTCAGCAAAAAGCAGCTTTTTCGCAGCAGGGTGTTGCAAAAGTCAATTAAATAGGCCATATTTGAATCTACTTTGATATTGTGCCCTAGCTACATACGATGCACATATTGATGCCAGCTCGCCATTGTGCGGGCTTTTTTGCGGCGGTTTGTAAGCCCTTGTGCTCTTACACATCTTTTACAACTTCCCGCCGTCTCCGCGCCTTGCTTTAAGGTACAATGGGCTTTCCCGTTGCGCTGTGAGCAGAGGCAATCATGCTGACCCTGGAAGAAATTGGACAATCGGTTCGGAACAATATTCAGCTTGTCATTGATAACTATGGCTTGCCTCTGGCTGTAGGCCCCATAAGTGACGAGGATTATCGTATCCTGTCGGGCGGCTTTGGCGAGCTGGAATGGGATTACGCATTATTAGAATTTGGCAATGACCCGGATCGTTATGAATTCTGTATTAAGTTGGTAAGCCAGGGCGTTATCCAGGGGGCTCCGGCAGGCGCAGCAATTTGTGTTTATGGTATTGAAGAGAACGTGTTCCGCATCCATATCATTGAGAGGTTCTCTCGTCTGGAAGAGGAAGAGCATCCTCTAAAGGGCAGAATGGTGCTTATCACACTTATGAGTGCGTATCTGTTTTGTATGGCTGTAGAATGTAGCCAGGTGCACATCATTGAACCTGTTCCTGAGTTGGTCGACTACTACACTTCGTTTGGTTTCGTAATGGAAAAGTGTGGCTACATCATGTCAGCCGATACTAAAGCGTTAGAAGAAACCTTCCTCAAATTCGCACAATAACGCTAGACGGGATCCCGTTACAGCCTGTACGATAAAGCACCCTGTTACCTTAAAGGTAACAGCTAATTCACTGGCTAAAGCTTAGGTGCTTGAAAGCCATGAATTATACCAATCGGCATACTCGATTGGTAATGGATGGTGATTGGAACTATCCTTTATCGTGCATGTTAGAGACAATGACAGTCTCCGAGGTATTTATGAAATCTCAGAAAGCAACCAAGCCACAGGTTAAATTCGACACAATGAAAGCATTTGCAGGTATGGGTGCTGCTGTTGAAGTACTGATGAAGGCTGCTCCTAACGCGTTCACTCACGCCACTGTATCCGGTAAGGAACAGCAAGGTAAGCAGCGTCGTCGCAAGGCAGCATGAACTTAGCTGATGCTTTCTGAAAACCCGCCATTGAGCGGGTTTTTTTATGTCTGAAATTTTCGCTCATGCTTTATAGAGGCTCGCTTCGGCGAGCCTTTCTCGTATTCAGGACTCGCTGCAGAGGGCCATAACCCAGCCTGCGGACATTTGCGCAGAGTCCGCCTTCTTTGGTCGCTGGCACCCGCTAACTTGCTGGCCTGCTTGTTACGCGCTGGCGACCGAAGCCAACCCGCAATATGTTCTCTGCCACTATGTGGGTTAGGTATCAGAAAGCGTACCGGACACTCCGTCCGCTTTAACCCCGTTCTATAATTCCACCGTCTGGCTGTTATGTTTAACGATCACTGGGGGCTGGAATGAAAGAGGGCTTTTACTGGGTACTTTACGCTGGCGAAAAGCTGGTAGCGTATTACTCGCAGGAAGAAACGCGGCACCATGAAACAGGTGAATTGGTTAACGGCGTCTGGCACTTTGCCGGAACCAGCGGCTGGATAGCCCTTAAAGAAGAGGCTTCGGTTCTTGATGGCCCGTTACAGCCACCAGCATGAATAAAGATTTACTCGCTCTGTGAGCGAAGTCACCCCTTCGCTTATCCGGGCATCTATATTTTAACCGTGGCGACAACATCTCCCCGGCCCAACCCCGGCGCCACGTCATAATTAGCTTACTTGAGTTAATCCTGATACTCGGCCAGTTCTCTGTGAACTGGCCTTTTTTTATCCGCTGCGCAGTAACCATTACGTCTTTAATGGCTTTGTATTATTGACGGTAATATTTGTCTGCTAATAATTAACTATCTGGTAAAACCCGTGTATCTGAACGCGTTAGCAAGAGACTCCCTCATTGCATCTGATGCGAACCACTAAAGCCAGATGTGGTTATCAAATGGTTTCCGGCACGGAAAAAAGACTGCATGTGTGTTAATCGCCAGCCCTGACCGGGCTGGCTTTTTTATTCCCGATTTCCGCCCGGTTCATCCGGGCTTTTCTTTGGCCGCAGGCAATCAGCGCTAATTCTACTCCTGTAACGAATGCCTGACGGCCATTCCCTCACTACGCACAGCCTCCACCAAACGGAGGTAAGAGAAATGTTTGATATGAGCAAACTGGCTACGGGCGCTGCTTACGGCGCATCTGCCGGGACGGTAGCCAATAGCCTGCTTACCCGGCTCAGTCCCGACGAGTGGAGCGCCGTCGGCGTTATCGTGGGGATTGTGGTTGCGATTATGACCTTCGGCATCAACTGGTATTACAAGCGCAAAACCACGCTGGCACAGATACAGGCTTATGAGCGCTGGCCCGCAGGTCCTCACCAGATTAAAGAGGATTAACCATGGCGATATCTGCTTCATTACGTAACAAGCTTATTGCCGTGGCGGGTGCTGGCTCTATCGCTATCGCAACGGTATTCCTTGGTGGTCAGGACGGCGTGGAAGGGCGCAAGTACGAAGCCTATAAGGATGTGGCTGGCGTCTGGACAGTTTGCGACGGGCACACTGGCCGCGACATCGTGATCGGCAAGAAGTACACCGATCGCGAATGTGACCGACTTTTGTGGAAAGACCTGCAACCGGCCAAAGCGACCGTAGACAAATTGGTTAAGGTTCCGCTGAGCGAATACCAGCGCGCCTCGCTATACAGCTTCGTGTTCAACGTAGGTAGCGACGCGTTCGCAAAGTCGACTCTTCTTCGCAAGCTCAATAAGGGCGACCAGGAAGGGGCGTGTGAAGAAATGCGCCGATGGGTTTTCGCTGGTGGCATGAAGTGGAAGGGCTTGCAGAACCGGCGAGAAATGGAGCGCTCCATGTGCCTGGCGGAGAGCAAAGATGACCTTTGACTGGAAACCTTTGCTTCTGCTGGCGGTACTGGTGGTGTTCGGTGCGCTGGCGTTCTGGTACCACGGCAGAGCGGCAGACGAGAAGCAGCGTGCTGACGCAGCAGAGCACAGCCTGAAACTGGCGAGCGACACGATAATCGACATGCAGGCCCGCCAGCGCGACGTCGCGGCGCTTGATGCCAAATACACCGGAGAACTGGCAGATGCCAAAGCCGAAATTAATCAGCTGCGTGGTGATGTTGCTGCTGGGCGTAAGCGGTTGCAGCTCAAAGCAACCTGCTCAGGTTCGACAGACTCCACCAGCTCCACCAGCATGGATGATGGCGCCACCCCCCGACTTACAGGGGATGCTGAGCAGAATTATTTCAGTCTCAGGGACGGAATCGCCACAGTCACCAACCAATTGACAGGCCTGCAAGCGTATGTGCGCGAGCAGTGCCTGAAGTAACCGAGCCTCGCATTAGCGGGGCTTTTTATTGAAACCAAAGAGGTCATTAATTATGAACGACCAGGATATCGAGAAAGAGATTGTTGCGAAGGGCAAGGTGGCGCCTCGCGTGACGCCTGACCACATTCAGTCTCTGATTAAAGGTGAGTATTACTTCACGGCAGCAGATGGTGTGCAGCAAAGCCTGCATAAACAGGACTCACTGACTCAACTCACTGGGGCGCATGCTGAGCTAAAGCTTCTGACATTCTGCGTGTTGGTGCTGCAAAACGGATTTACCGTCACCGGAGAAAGCGCCTGCGCCAGCCCGGAGAACTTCGACGAAGACATCGGGCGCAAGATTGCTCGCCAGAATGCAGTAAACAAAATCTGGTTGCTGGAAGGCTATTTGCTGAAGCAGCGACTGCACGAGGTGTAAGCATCACAAGGCGTATTTCTGGTACGCCTCAAAAAAATGCCCCATTTCTGGGGCTGCTAAGGAGAGTTTATCTGTCCTGGTCTTCTTGGTTTGTCGGTGCCTCTCTTGCAAGCCTTCCTGATATTTTTGGGTATGTCCTGCTCCTACAGTCCCCGTACGTGACCCGGGGTGCTTCATCCCTGAAGCCAGCATACCCATGGTGGTTGTGCGTCAGTCATTCTTACAAGGTGCATTGTCCAGCATGGCTTATATCTCGCTGGTGGCAAGCGTAAGCGGAATAAATTTTTCATGCGACACGGCAGAAGATATCCCCACGCGCTTTCACAGCAGAGCGCCTGATGATGTTCTCTCCGCTGCACAACAACACGGTTAGCCACGCTGTGAAGCGCCACGAAGCTATGCAATAAAACTTCTCTAGGTATAATCTTACGTTACTATGTAGCTCCTAATTTGATAGGAGTCATCATGAAAACAGACATTAAAAAAGTTAGTTTCGATTGGAATAAACTTTTCGAAACAGATGCGTTTATTGTTTATCGTGTTACATGCAACCTTGAAACGAATGACGGGCAGTGTAGTAGCGCAAGCCATGTTTTCGATATTTCTAAAACGGAAAGAACTGGTGGTTTAAATAGGGCTGAACTTAAAGCTTTTGAATACGCAGCAGAACAAATTGGACTTGACATTGAATAATTGAACGAAACCGTCAATGGACGATTTTTTCATTTCCCGAGCCACCGGCAAATGCCAGTGGCTTTTTTATGTGTATCATCCAGTCACTAATGATTTTGGTTGCTACCATTTGGATAAGTTTTGTTCGCTAAGAAAAAAGTATTATGATAAATGCGCCGTCAGATGATGGTCTACACATGGAAAGCAAAATGAAAAAGGCACTGGCTGTACTATTTGTTTTGATGTCACTTGGTGCGGCAACTCAAGCGTATGCAGGTAACTGTCAACACGACTCCGATACCGCAAGTGATGGTTCTCGATGTGGTGGACGATCTGCGGATTCTCGCCCCGGTGGGGAGGGAGCCCGCTAATAAATCAAAGGTCGCTTCGGCGGCCTTTTTTAGCCAATCCACAACCTTCGGTTGTTGTATACTGGGATTGAGTAAAGGAGATGTGCCGAAACGCTTTTACCTCAGGTCTAAAGATGGTTCCTTGCTTTGGTTCAGTGCTGCAGTGATGTAATCCCAGCGATCTATATACTCCTCCTCATTGGCTTTGCTGATTTTGAATAGTGGAACGCTGTGATGCCAGGTAGCGTGCGCCCCGACAGCTTCGCTTGGAACAATGAATACTTCCGGAGTTGTTTTGTTTACGATGTCATCTGACATATTGCAAAATACATAGAAGAAATCGGGGGACACTGTGGGCTTATGCTTCCCCACAATCCACTGTCTTGGTTGGCTCCGCGCCCATGAGCCTTTAACCTGAATGCTGATGCTTTTCGAGCCGTCTACAGTGGCAATAATATCTACAGCACTGGAACCGCTCGTTGTCAGGGCCGCGCTGATACCTAAACGCGAAAGCATATATGCAACGTAATATTCACCCGCATCACCAGCGCTCTTGCTTGAGCGTTTAACTACTTCAGTCATATTTAATCCTTCTGATAATCAAGCCCGTTGAAGCCAACGGTTGGTATCACACATGTACCATTTTCCACACGATAAATAGAGAAAATTATGGCGAAACCGGACTGGGGCGAGCTTCAGCAGCGGTTCCTGTCCGAATATGCCAGCACCGGCATTTCCCCAAAAGATTGGTGTGAAGCGCAGGAACTGAACTATGCGACCGCCCGTCGTTATATCAAAAAGCCTGCTGCGCAAAGTGCGCAAAAATCTGCGCAGAAAAAAGTGCGCAGTGCGCAGAAAGAAAAGAGTGCTGATGCGCTGGTGGATAGCGAGCTCACCGCTCAGCAAAAGCGCTTCGTTGCTGAATATCTTATAGACCAGAACGCCACTGCCGCCGCCTCAAGGGCAGGTTACAGCGATGCCAGTTATGGTCGTCAGCTCCTCACGCTTCCTCACGTTGCTGAGGCCATTGCGCAGCAGCAGAAAGCCTCTCTGGTGCGTACGCTTGCCAGCGCCGATGAAGTGCTGGCGCAGATGTGGCAGCTCGCCACCTTTGACGCTAACGAGCTTTCGCAATACCGCCGGGGATCCTGCCGCTACTGTCATGGCTTCGGCCACAACTATCAGTGGCGTGACATGGTGGAGTTTGAAGAGCATCGGCTAAAAGCGATCGAGAAAAAGGGTAAGGAGCCGGTAGACGTCGGCGGCTATGGCTATGACCACAACAGGGAACCTAACCCGGCATGCCCGCGCTGCAATGGTGACGGCATTGGACAGCCTTATTTCGCGGATACCCGCAAACTGCCGCCTGTTTCCCGCCTGGCTTACTCCGGCATCAAGCTCGGCAAAAACGGCGTTGAGATCACATCTATCAGCCGCGAGCGCATGTTTGAAGCGGTGATGAAACGCCTTGGCCTGGCTGACAGTGAGTTCGCGCAGCAGCTACAGCAAATCGAAATCGAGCGCCGGCAACTGGAGATTGAAAAGCTCCGCAAAGAGCTGGCCGCTGACCCGGAAGACGAAGTGCCGTTACCTGTGGCAATCAATATCAATGTCGCGGATGCGCGCGTAAGGAATGACGATGACGGGGATATCGCCGACCCTTAACGTGCCGCAGGCGCGGTTTCTGGCGATGCCGCATAAATTCAAGGCCTACGTGGCGGGTTTCGGCTCCGGTAAAACGTGGATAGGCTGCGGCGGTATCTGCAAGGGGATGTGGGAACATCCCAGAATCAACCAGGGCTATTTCGCTCCGACCTATCCGCAGATCCGCGACATATTCTACCCGACGGTTGAGGAAGTGGCGTTTGACTGGGGTCTGAAGGTCAAAATCAACGAGAGCAACAAAGAGGTCCATTTCTACGCAGGGCGACAATACCGGGGAACCACCATCTGCAGATCGATGGAGAAACCGTCCACGATTGTTGGTTTCAAAATCGGTAACGCGCTGGTGGATGAGCTGGACGTCATGGCCGCCGCCAAAGCGCAGCAGGCCTGGCGAAAAATCATTGCCCGTATGCGTTACAAGGTCGATGGCCTGCGTAACGGCATTGACGTCACCACAACGCCTGAAGGCTTCAAGTTCGTTTACCAGCAGTTTGTTAAGGCGGTACGCGATAAACCGGAGCTGGCGTCCCTGTACGGGCTCGTGCAGGCCTCCACGTTTGATAACGAAAAGAACCTGCCGGACGATTACATTCCCTCGCTGCTGGCGAGCTATCCGCAGGAGCTGATTAAGGCTTACCTGCGCGGGCAGTTCACCAACCTGAAGAGTGGGACCATTTACCACCAGTTCGACCGCAGGCTGAATGATTGCGAAGAGGTGGAGCAGCCCGGCGAGCCGCTTTATATCGGCATGGATTTCAACGTTGGGAAGATGGCCGGGATCGTCCACGTTCTCCGGCTGGGGCTACCCTGTGCGGTAACCGAAATCATCAATGCCTACGACACGCCGGACATTATCCGCATCATCAAAGAGCGGTTCTGGCTGTATGACGGCAACGATTACCGCAAGGTGCGCGAAATCTACGTTTACCCGGATGCTTCCGGCGACTCCCGCAAATCCAGTAACGCCAGCGCCACTGATATTGCCCAACTCAAACAGGCTGGCTTTAACGTGGTGGTGAACGCCAGTAACCCGCCGGTTAAAGACCGCGTGAACTCCATGAATGCCATGTTCTGCAACGGCAACGGCGAGCGCCGCTACAGGGTGAACGTGAAGCGCTGCCCTGTCTACACCGAATCGCTGGAGCAGCAGGTGTGGGATGAAAAGACAGGTGAGCCGGATAAAAAATCCGATAACGATCACCCGAACGATGCGGGCGGTTATTTCATCGTGAAGCAGTTCCCGATCATCAGGCCAACCGGCAAAGTAACCAAACTTCGGATGTAACCATGCCAGATATTTCGACACCCAACCTTGATTACAACAACATGGTCCAGGCGTGGGACATCAACGACGCGCTGATGGGCGGCACGCTCTATATGCGCCAGCTCGGTGAAGCCTACATGCCCCGCTGGCCGAACGAAGACAAAGAGGATTACAAAAAGCGCCTTGCTGTCGCCACGCTGTTGCCAGCCTACGAAGAAACCATTAATCAGAACATCGGGCGCGTCTTTGCTGAGCCGGTGGTGCTGAGCGAAACAACGCCGGATCCGATTAGAGAACTCACCCCGAATATCGATCTCGAAGGCATGCGGCTTGATGTCTGGGCGCAGGCTTTCTTTGGTCTCGCATTTCAGTATGGTCTGGCGCATGCGCTGGTGGACTATCCGCGCGTGAATCCGGAAGAGGTCAGGACGAAAGCTGACGAACAGGCCAGCGGTGCCCGCCCGTATGTGACGATGCTGAACCCCCGGCAGGTTATTGGCTGGAAGTCGAAAACCGTCGGCGGAAAGGTGGTGCTGACCGACCTGCGCATCAAAGAGGTGGTTATTGTCGACGGCGAGGATTACGGGCAGACCAAAGTCGAGCAGATTCGCCACATCATGCCGGGCAAGGTTGAGATATACCGGCGCAAAAAAAGTGAGGGCGGCGAGGAAACCTGGCAGATTCATGAAGAGTGGACCACGTCCCGTAACGATATCCCCCTGGTGACGCTCTACACGAAACGTACTGGCTTTATGCGCGGTTCGCCGCCGCTCCTGAATCTCGCGCTGCTGAATATCAAACACTGGCAGTCGCAGTCCGAGCAGGACAACATTCTGCACGTCGCCCGGGTGCCGCTGCTGGTGGTGTATGGTCTGGAGAACGGGCAGGAGCTGACGATAGGCTCTTCCTCCGCAACGCAGTTTGAAAGCCGCGACCGGCAGGGGATGGAGTATGTCGAGCATACCGGGGCCGCCATTGGCGCCGGAAAATCCTCACTGGATGACCTGGAAAACCAGATGCGCCAGGCAGGCGCGAAGCTGCTGCGCGCAGAGAACACCTCCACGAAATCTGTTGAGCAGACCGGGGAAGAGAAGATGCAGGAGAATTCGCCGCTTTACACCATGGCGAACTCCCTGGAGGACGCGCTCGATAACATCCTGCAAATCATGGCCGAATGGCTTGGCCTGAAGGATGGCGGCAATGTGGACGTGCGCACTGAACTCGACGTCTCGGAGCAGACTATCAACGCGCCTGCTGCGCTGGCGGTTCAGTCGCTGCGACAGGGCGGCGATATCCGTCGTATTGATGCGGTGCGCGCGCTCCAGTCGCTGCGAATCATCGACCCGGACGCGAAGCCCGAAGACGTGATCGACGAGCTCAACAATCAGGACCCGACATTCACAGGCGGCGGCAATGGCAACGGTCAATGACAGGCTGCGGGATGAAGCGATAGCGCATACGCTCTGGATCAGCCGCTACAGCACCGGCGTTGCGAATCGCATGGTTAAGTTGCTGAACGACAGCGACGCAGAAATCACGGCGCGCCTGCTGGTGGCGATGGACAGTTTGCCCGCCAGTCAGTTTACGGTTAACCGGCTGGAAAGCCTGCTTGAGAGCGTACGCGAGCTAAACAAGCAGGCAGTGGCGGGCATGCAGTCCAGCCTGGCGGATGAGCTTCTGCAACTGGCAGAGCATGAAACCGGCTACCAGCTAAGCCTGTTTGATTCTTTACTGCCGCAGGGCGTCAAAACGCGTTTCCCGCTGCAGGGCGTTACACCGGATATGGTTCATGCTGCCGCAATGGCGCAGCCCTTTCAGGGACGCTTGCTCAGCGAATGGGCCGACAATCTGGAGGTTGACCGTATGGCGCGCATCACCAACACGGTACGCCGCGGCTATCTGCTGGGGGATGCTACTGAAACCATTGCGCGGCAGGTGCGCGGACATGCCAATAAGGGCTATCAGGACGGTGCGCTGCAAATGAGCCGGGCGAACGCCGCCAGCATCACCAAAACGGCAGTAAATCATCTGGCGGCGACAGCGCGCACCAGCTTTGCGCAGGCCAACGATGACATCGTGAAGGGGAAGCAGTGGCTCTCCACGCTGGATAACAAGACGACGCCGCTATGCATCGTTCGGGACAGGCTGCGCTACACCATGGACAACAAGCCCATCGGCCATAAGGTGCCCTACCTGCAGGGGCCGGGCCGCATTCATTTCTGTTGTCGCTCCACCGAAACCCTGATCCTCAAGTCGTGGCGGGAAATGGGTATCGATGCCGACGAAATGGATGAAGGCAGCCGCGCCAGCATGGACGGGCAGGTGCCGGCGGATACCACGTACCTTGAGTGGCTGTCCCGCCAGTCGCCGCAGCGGCAGGATCAGATACTGGGGCCAGAGCGTGGCAGGCTGTACCGTGCCGGACATATCCAGCTCAGCGATTTGTACACCGACAAGGGAGAATGGATAAGCCTGGCGCAGCTTAAAGCGCTTTCGACCGATAACGAAGCCGGGAAATCTCCCGGCTTTTCTTTGCCCGACGCTCAGTCAGTGGCTGAAATCGAGAAGGGCATGCGCGGCATTATCGCTGATGAAATCCGTTTTCCTGAAGGTACATCTCTGGAGGCGGCGCGGGTGGCTGCTGGCGCAATGCAGGACGTTATCACCCGGTTCAGACTGCCTCCGGTAAACTCATTCAGTGAAGTGCAGGGCGCGCGGCAATCCGCCGCTGGTGCATACTATGAAGAAAGCCGGGCGATTCATATCGCCCGCTGGGCGCTTAAGGCTGATGAGTGGGACGCTATCCGGGAGAACGGGGCTGGTTATGATTTCGAATCGACCCTGCCGCTGGAAAAGCTACTCACCATCTCGGATGCCGCCGCTGCCGCCGCGGAGGGTGTTCACTTTGACTACACAGTGATACCCAGCGTTGCAGGTACCATCACCCATGAAATGGGGCATCATCTTTATTTCCAGCGCCTGTCAGAGGTAGAGAAGATTACAGCCGATGCCTATGCTTCCGGATGGTGGCGCCCTGTCAGTTACTACGCATCCGAAAATGGTCGTGAGCTGTTTGCAGAAGTCCTTGCGCTCTTCATGCTGGGCGGCGAGGATGACCACCAGCGTATCTATCCGGAGCTGCTCGCATGGCTGAAGAAAAATTCCCGTTCCTGAAACAGGCGACTGCCTTATTTCACTCAAAACCCCGGCCCGAAAATCTCGCAGATAAGCTGGAAGAGCTTGCTCAAAAGGCTGGTGGCACTACCCCGGAAGCCAGAATGATTGGCGGTCTGGTAAGTGCTGCGTGGATGGATGAAATGAACGGCCACGACTGAAAATTTGTTAACTCTCCAGGAGGCTGCCCACGGGCGGCCTTTTTTATTGCCGCAATCCGGATGGCGCGCGGCGCAACGGTCGGATGACCAGATAAACAGGTAAGCACATGAAACTGAAAACGGTAGAAGTGAACGGCCAGACGCTGGCGGTACTGGACAATAACGGCCTCCCGATTTACGTCCATAGCGATGGAAAAGAGCTTGGCTTTGATGCGGCGCAGGCCGTCGGCAAGATTTCTGCGCTGAATGGTGAAGCCAAATCCCACCGCGAAGCCAAAGAAGCCGCCGAAACTAAACTGGCCGCATTTGCCAACATCAGTGACCCGGCGAAAGCGCTCGAAGCGCTGGAAATGATGACCAAAATCGACCAGAAAAAGCTTATCGATGCGGGCGCCGTTGACCAGGTGAAAGCTGAAATCACCAAATCATTTCAGTCGCAGCTCGACGAAGCCAATGAACGCAGCAAGACGCTGGAGAGCCAGCTCTATGATGCAAAAATCGGCGGGAGCTTCAGCGGCTCCAAATTTATTACCGAAAAAATGGCAATCCCGGCTGACTTTGTGCAGGCGCGCTTCGGGCAGGCATTCAAAATCGAAGACGGTAAGGTTGTGGCCTATGACAGCCAGGGCAATAAGGTTTATTCCCGCGCGAAACCCGGCGAGCTCGCAGATTTTGATGAGGCGCTGGAATACCTGGTAGAGCAGTACCCGCAGAAGGATCACATCCTGAAAGCGTCCGGCGCCAGCGGCGGCGGCTCGCAACAGTCCCAGCATCAGGCCGGGCAGAAAACCATGAAGCGCGCCGCGTTCGACTCGCTGGATATGGCTGGCAAGCAGGGCGCGCTGAAAGACGGCGTAACCATCGTCGATTAATCCTCTTTGCCGCGTACCGGATGGCGTGCGGCGCCAGAGCTGGATAGCTCACCATCACCCCTTATTAACTCCCTTAAAGGAATAACGAAATGTCCAACACCCTTACTGGGTTGATCCCGACTATCTATACCGCTCTGGATGTGGTTTCACGCGAGCAGGTGGGTTTCATTCCCGCCGTTGCGCGTGATGCCAAGGCTGACGCTGCCGCCAAAGGGCAGAACGTGGTTTCCCCGGTAGCGCCGAAAGCAACCACCGTCGATATCACGCCGGGTGCGACCGCGCCGAATGATGGCGATCAGGATATCGGTACCGTCAACGTGGCTATCACTAAGGCCAAGATGGCGCCGGTGAAATGGAACGGCGAGGAGCAGCTTGCTATTGGTCCGTCTGGTACCTACAACACCATTCTGGCCGACCAGTTCAAACAGGCTTTCCGCGCGCTGGCGAATGAAGTTGATGCAGATCTCGGTGCGCTTTATTACGCCTCATCCCGCGCTGTCGGCACCGCCGGCACTACGCCGTTTGGCGTAAAAGAAGATCTGTCTGATGCTGCGCTGGCGCGTCAGGTGCTGGAAGACAACGGTGCGCCGACAACTGACCTGCAGATGGTGCTGGGCTCCTCTGCTACGGCTAACCTGCGTGGCAAACAGTCGGTGCTGTTCAAGGTGAACGAATCCGGTAGCGAGCAGTTGCTGCGTGAAGGCGTTATCGGTCGCCTGGAAGGCTTTAACCTCCATAACTCCGCTGGCGTTAAGCGTGTCGCTGGTGGCGCTGGCGCAGGTTATCTGGTGAACGGAGCCAAACAGGCCGGCGATGTCATTATCGCGATTGATACCGGCACGGGCGGCATCGCGCAGGGCAGTGTGGTGACGTTTGCAGGTGACGATAACAAATACGTTGTGGCCGCAGCGACCGCCACCACTATCACCCTGGCAGCGCCGGGCCTGCGCCAGAACCTGGCTGACAATACCGCGATTACTGTCGGCGGCGCATTCACGGCGAACATGGCGTTTGACCGTAATGCGTTCCTGCTGGCGGCGCGTACTCCAGCCATGCCGAAAGGCGGCGACTCCGCTGACGACGTGATGAACGTCACCGATCCGGTTTCCGGCATCACTTTCCAGGTGGCGCTGTACCGTCAGTACCGCCAGGTGCGTTACGAAGTGGGTCTGGCGTGGGGTGTGGCGTCTGTGAAACCTGCCCATGCAGTGCTGCTGCTGGGTTAATCGAACAGGGGCCGCGGCCCCTTTTTACTGGAGGTCATCATGGCTGGATTAACCAAAGAGCAGCGCGCGCAGCGTGAGGCGGAAAAGCTTGCAGCAGAGAATGCCGGGCAAAACAATCCTGAGCAGCAGCAGCAGCAGCAG